ATAAATGGGTCTATCAGGGTCTCCAAAGAGATTGATAAAATCAGTATTACGATACTTTATTCCCATTAAGTATTATTAGTAATTTTCAGTTGAACCCGATGGACTTGGCTCTGGTGTTCCACAAACAAACCAACCAGCAGGTAATGAAGGAATAATACTATCCTTTTGTTCTTGGGTTAGACAATCTAAAATCTCGTCTTTGACGATAACATACCAATTCTCAGTCGTAGCCGTTGGATAATATCCGTCAGCCAAACAAGATGGTATCGCCCAAGTTTGTGTCTTTCCATCGGGTGTTGGATAACCCATACAACTATCAATCTGTGAAACAAATAAGTTCGCCTCACTCTCATCTCCAAATTGTAACCAGCCCGTATGTCCTAATTCGTGTGCCATATATTATTTTTTTAGTAATTTACGATATCCATCGTTCCAAAGTTTTTATAGGAAATATATCTTTGTAGTTTATTCAAGTCATTTTGACTGACCGCAGTATCAAAGTGTATCATCTCAACAAACTCACCTAACATCTTAAACCAATAGTTAGTTGTTCTTGGGTGGGATGCCGACCCAATAATAGTATATCTATGTATAAAATCTTTTGTATGGGTAATGTCTGTATATTGTTCTTGGTTATTTAACAAATGAGTATTAGCAACACCATTTTCGTCATTACTGGCAACATTCATAATATAAGGGGTGCCAGACCAATTTATTCCCGTTAGATATGCTTGTGTGGTGTAGTCATTTTGTTCTCCTAATAATCCAGCAACATTACCACTAACATTAGATAATTGTAATGCTCTATGGATATTTCTACCATCATAACTATTCCAACCATTTGCCGAGGTCATCCAGTAAAAAGTAGAGGAACAGGCTTGGTTGATACTACCACCATAATTACACGATTGACCGACCGCAGTTTTATCTCCATCACTAATAAATAACGCTAATGTCGTTCTACCCGTTGGGGTGGTCTCAACTCCATTATCAACATAAATATAATTGTCTATTCCGTCAAAAGTGGCTGCTGAAACACTACCTAAAGTTGAAGCAGACCATATAGGTTGGTTAGTCGCCGTAGGTTGAATTAAGTGATAATCATTACCACTCTTATCGTCAATCTGTTCTATGTAATCAGTTCCCGTTCTAAATGTGATTGTGGATACATCTGTCGTGTCCCACCAATATTGTAATCCACTAACATCTGTTGGAACAAACGCACTCACACTAAATGTGGAATTACTACCACTACCCTCATCTGCGGAAACTACAACACTAACATTAGACGACCCCGTTGAGGTAAAATAACCCTCTGGTAATGTCTGTCCCGTATAAGATGATACTTGTGTATCTCCCGTATTGTAAAAGTCCGTTAAAGTCCATATAAAGGTTGGAGAGGTTCCCGTTGTTGTTGCGGATAAAATAACATTTTCATATTTGGTGGCTCCCGTTGGAGTAATGAATACCTCAACAGATGGGGTTGGACTTGGCGTTGTTTCACCAGCACCCATAAAGATGCTTCCAACCATTTTCATTTTTCTCGCTCCAACACTATAAGTTTGAGGCATTGCCGACCTTCTACCAGTCCCCAATACGGGTCTATAATTTTTTCCGTTCCATCTCATATATGAATATTATTAAAAGGCTAAAAAAGGGGAATGTTTCACGGGAAACATCCCCCCATTATTATTGAATAATCAATTACGCATTGAAGGTGATACCAGCAAACGCTGTTGTAATATCATCAATCTCTGCTGATGGTTCTGGCTCACCACCCGCTAAGGTTAGAGCATTCACCCCGTTCAAGTCAGTAAGACCCAAACCTGATACCATAGAACCACTATCAGCCGACAATCCATTTTCAGGAGCCACCAACCAATAACGACCATTGTTATCTAATACTACTGCGTAGATTTCATTTTGCTTAACCAACTCAAAGAATACATTTCTTAAAGATTGGTCAAGTTTTGGGAACGATAAAGTTAGAGTTGGAGTAAATGCCACTGACTGAGCAGTTGTATTTACACTGATAGCCTCCTCAAATGATGATGAAGCCTTAGATAACTCAAACTTATAGAATGTCCCTGTTCCTGAGATGCTGGTGTATTTACCATCAACATCTTGAGTTGTAGATGAGATGGTATTACCACTATCACCTAAAATCCAAATTGTTTTCAGACCACCCAATGACGCATTTCTACAATCAAGAGTGTATCCATTTGATATAAAACAAGACATATTTATTTGTTTTTAATTAGTTTATTATTCTTAGCGTGCTACAACAAATGAAGCGATATCAAAGATACCAACACCATAAGTCATACGACCGATTACTTTAACTACATCCTCACCTTCATCGTAGAATGCTTTGATAGTCATACCATTACTATCAGTGGTGTTCAATCCTACTTGAATGTAAGACGCAGGACCAGCATAAATAGTATTAGCAGGAACCCCAACTGAAGGGATTACAGGGATACGAGTACCAGGAGCATATACAACAAACTCAGAACCTTCCATAGCACCTGCGTCATCAAACGCAAATAAGTTCAAGGTTGAGTTGTTTCTCAATGAATTAACGTAAGCACGATAGTCAGAATAATTTACCATTACCGCCAAGTCATCTCTATGGATAACATTTGATGGGATGTTCTCAATCAAAGCAGCAATACTATCTACTGAAGCAGCAGAGTAAGCAATTTGATTTACACCATTACCAGTTACCAGCAATGTATCAACACCATCAAAATCACCACCAGCAGCAGTTGCTTGGAATAATTGAGTTTCCATTCTGTTAGCCATTCTGTTTGAGATATCTTGGATAAGTTGCGTCTCAAATGGGACTTGTTCTTGAATGTTTGTCTGTCTCAATGCCTCAGTTAAGAATACATCGTATAATGAATACGGACATAATTCAAGGTTGATTTTTTCCGTTGTAGTATCAATCAATACTTGGTCAATTGATGTAGTTACGCTTGAATTGAAACCACAAGATTTTCCATCTTGGAAAAATAGTTCATTCGTCATAAAAGGGACTTTTTCAGACCCACGAATATTTGCTCTTACCGATGCGTATCTCGGTAATGTAAGACCTAAGACATCTTTCAATAACATCTCGTCAGCAACCTCTCTACTATAAGCAGATAAGGCTGTTAGGTCATAGTCAAACTTAAAGTTCTTTTTCATCTTTATTAGTTTTTATTTTCTATGTTTATTTAGAATACCTAATCTATATTCCGAGAAACTCTCAGTGATATTCTTTTTTTCAGTTATGCCCTTAAATTGCGGGGCTTGCTTGAATGTCTCAACCTCTTTCTTTACCTCCTCAACTTGAGCAGTAAAGTCAGCAGTTTGAGCCTCCATTACTTTTAACATCTCCTCAATGGATGACTTGATTGTTTTTAATTCATCCTCAAAATTGAACTTTGATGTCTCCTCTGTTTCCTCAGCCATTTCCTCGTCAGCAGTAGCATTCTCATCTACAACATCCGCTACATCCTCACTTTCAGGGACACGGATTTCAATAAGGGTGCTCTCCTCATCTAAAACGACTACATAACCATCACGCAAAGTATGCTCACCAGCAGGGGCTGGACTTAAAAGTCCATCCTCAGCAACTACCATAATCTTGTCTCCCAACTCAAACTCACCCTCTTTATCATTGGTGATTTTGGTTCCGTCCTCAAGTTCAGTAGTAGCAAACTTTTCCTCTACGATTTCTGGTTTCTCAACAGATGAAAACTCCAAACCCAACATCTCTTTAATCTTATTGATTGCTTCTGATGCGTTCATAATTTTTAATCTATTTGATTTAATATGTTTATTACCTCATCCAATAAATATTCATCACTCTTTTGTTCGTTGAAACTCATATCAAATAAGCCTTCAACACTAACGGCCTTAACCAAACCTTTCTTTACATAATTATTCCAAAGGTCATCATTCTCCACCTTATACCCAACAATCCAAGAACCCTCAGGGACATCCTCACGACTATACCCATAGTCATAAATCTTATCCTCCTCTGAACCGACAATCCAACTCTCCACCAACCAAATGTCCTCAAACTTTTTATCAGTATGTTCGTAGTTGATAAACTCAGGTGAGGTTCTACCCTCCATCAAAAACTTATGGGCTCCCCTCTCAATTGCTTCCTTACTGAAACGGACAAAGTATTCACCTTCACCCTCCTCATATCGTCTAATCAATTTGTTGGGTATCATAGCAGGAGAATATATCATCCTCTTTTCCTCATCCAACTTAAATTGGTATTCTTGAGAACTGAACTCATTACTCTTTCTGGTTCTACAAGGTCTAAATCCCTTACCATCTCTGTAATCAACCTCCTCGTATATACCTTCACAGCCCATAGCCATTGACTTACTCTTAGCCTCCGTCTCTGTATTATAGACAGGAACTCCTTGAAGGAAACCTATAGGGGTATCCACTCCGCTCATGCTCTCCTCCCTCAATGTAGATGGGTTTCTCTGACGACCATATTGGACGGGTTCATTTACTTGACCTGCCTGACCTGGAGCATCCAATGTAAGGATACTATCCTGCTCAGCAATCTGTTTGTTATTCCTTACCCTCTCATCAGGGTCAAGGTGTATCTCCAACCAACGATGACGACAATTTGCCCCACCAAAATATAGCCAAGTATCAACACGAGCACCTTTGGGTCTCGGTATAATCCTTCTATCACTATCCTCAGCGTTGAGTTGAGTGGAGAGGAGATTGATGTCCTCAAATCTCCATACCAATTGTCTCTTACCCATCATCCTACGACAAAACTCTCGTGATGTCGGGATAAGGTCTGGTCCCCCTTGAGGTCCAATAGCATATACATACCTCCTCAACCTAAATGCGTTATCCATCACCGATGGTTCGTTTGGCTTTGATACCAATCTATAAAATTGTTCCTCAGTAATACCCTCTTTACTAAAAGTATCTCTATACTCTCTAACGATTTCTGAGGGGTCTATTTCCCGTGCCTGAGTGATTACATAGCCTTGGTCTAAAAGTTCCTCTAACTCCGTCGTATCGTCCCACAGATAGTCCAAATCAGGTCCTCCAATACCTATCCTCTCCAAGAATACATCGTAGTCATACTCAACACCCTCAATCTCAAAGTCCTTGAGGATTTCAATAGCCACCTTGGCTCTGTTCTCAATGTCCTCAATCTGTAATAAGATATCAATAACACCCTCAATCATTCCCTCGTCTGACTTTCTCTCGTTCTCCAACGCTTGTTCGTAATCAGCATGAGTATTACAAGGGTGCCACTCATCACCCATAAGGTGAGCACCTCTACAACCAATTCTCTCAGCCTCAATCAATGCGTGTATCTTATCGTGAGAAAAGTTCTCAGGTTTCTGAATGGTTCTCATATCACCATCTATATACTGACCAACAACCCTTCCGTCAGCCGTTTCTATAAGGGCTACAGGTCTTTCCTCTGTTGCGGTAAGGGTCAAGTCCGTATCAGGGATTTTAACCTCTCCTTGAACTCGTATGTCCTTCACTTGTCCTCTGGCTCTATCAGCGTCATCACCCCTACCAGCGTAAGTCCAACTTACATAATCACCAACAGAGATACCCTGAGCACTATCTACAAAATCTTGATTGATTGAACATCCGCATTGAGAGGACATTCTCTACTCTCTAATCTGCTCCAACTTTCTCTTAGCATAGGCTATACCTTCGTCTCCACCCCATCCTAACCAAGCAACATATCCCTTGTCCTTCCAAGGCGTTCCCTCAAACTCAGGGTTGATTTCAGCATTCTGTCTATGTCTCTCAAACGCACTCATACGAGCAATGGTCTGCTCACTGATGGGTTCTCTATTACATAATTGGTTTGCTCTGGCGAGACCTGTTTGGGTCATCCCATCTACCTCATCTCTCCCGTGTTCGTCAATCCATCTCAACACCTTACATGCGTTATCTGATGCCGCTTGAGGGTAATCATCATAACTCTCAAATTGTTGTTCTGTTGAATTAAAATACACCCAATCCTGCTCAACGGCTGGTGAGAATACCAACCCAATCTCCTCAATACGAGTATCCCCCGTAAGGAATGCGTCAATGTCTAAATCTATAATTTTCATACACTATAAATACTTAAATCTTTGATAGTTGTTGTAGCCTCTTATTGATACTTTGACTACGAGTAATATCCTGCTCAAGGACATACGCCTTGATAGGGGTTCTGTTCTGCCTGTTGATGGCCTCAATCAACCTCTCATCATCAAATGACGATGATACAATCGGGGCTCCACCACTACTCATACTAACCTCGTTCAATAACCCACGATAGTCAAGGGATGTCCTACGATTTAAGACCGCTTCTCCACCTTCGGCTACCACACCTCCACCTGCTAACGGAATACCTCCGTATTCGTGAGATGGACCCGATAACAAACCACCACGAGCCAAGTTCCTAACTTGAGCAATCTGTTGGGTAATCACCCCAACCTGAATAGCCCCAAGACCAGCAATGATACCCGCAAATACTTGACCGAGAATAGGACCTCCCTCAGTAAATGCTTTGGTGATGGCCTCAGCAACATTAGCCAAGGCTTGGATACGAGAGAGTTCAAGTTGAGCCAGAGAGTTTCTCTTGGTAAGTTCTTTTCTCTTACTCTCATACTGCTCCTCAATCTCCAATCTCTTTTGATTGGCTTCCTCACTATCACCAACGATTTGGTCCAATATTCTACGCTCCTCAGCCTCCAAGAACCTCAACTGGTTTTCAATGGTCTGTTGGAATACTTGAACCGATAACTGAGCAGTTTGTTGAAAATCTCTTAAAAAATCATCTAAGTCATATTTGTTATCCTCAACACCTTTTTTGGCCGCTTCAGAAGCCTCCTTATTCTTTCCATTTACATACTCAACATAGTTGTCGTATAATCTCTTTCTTTCCTCCAATGATAGGTTGGTAATATCCACCTCTTGGTCCAATAAGAACTTGTAAAAATCAGTATATCCCTTATCCAACTCCTCTTGAGAAAATACTCTTTCCGTCTCAGCCTTTAATATCTCAGCATTGGTAAAAATGGCACTGAATATTCTCTCTTGATTGTTGAATAAGAACGCAGCC